ATTTTCCGAAAACCACATCTGACTCAAGTCTGGAGATACTTGTTTTATTATCGGAGCGGCAAAACCTTTTTCATTCAACGACTGTACCCACGTCTTTGACAGGGTTAATTCGTTTTTATTAGCTCTAGCTTCAGCATACTCATCAATATCTCTTTCTTCGTCAGGATGTTTATCTGCCCAGTTTGGGGTAACTCCCCCAGTCCGACCTTTAAACTTCCTTTGTGACGTTGGAATAGATTTCTGCATCGCTTGGATAGCTAAAGCTTCTTCAGGAGTCACTTCTCCATCAGCATTTAGGTCAACCTCTTGAGTCTCCATTTGCTGTTCTTGTTGGTCTAACTGGTCTTCTTGAAGCTCTGTTTGTTTTTTTACTAAATCTTGCTGGTCTTTAGTTTGTTGTAGAGCTATTTTCTGCTGTTCTTCTGATATCTTAGCCGTTTGAACAGGCTCACCACTCACAACAAACTCTGCCGCATATAAATCAACATCCTGTTCTTTTAGTTTTATATCAAACCCTAATTGAGCAAATTGATTTACTATTTGTATTTTTTGTTGTGCGAAACTCAACCTAGTATTCTCAGCCTTCTCTTCAGGCTGGGGTAATTTTAAGTCATAGTCAGTTATCCCAAAAGCTTCTAATAGTTGCGGGAAAATTTTCTCGTGGAATAATCTTTGGTCTCCTTCAACTACTCTACTCATAACTACTAGTTGTTGTGTCTGAGTAGACATCCCACCAAAAGCTTCAGGAGCTCCCTGCCATGCTGGAGTAACTCCCCACATAGCTGCTACACGTTCCCTGATTTCATCTCTAACAGGTAAGTAATCCATTTCATTTAGAGTGTGGAATAGTCTTACCATGTCTACCCTACCTCTTTGGTTTCTAGCAGATACTGCTACCATAGGTATATAGTTAGGGTCCATTCTTGTTTGAGCCGCAATGTGTTCTCGTTCTTTTCGTAGACTCTCAGGGTCATCAGTAGTTACCATTAACATACTTGCAGGCATTTTTCTTTCGTAAAAATATCTGTAAAGGTTTTTATCCATACCTACTAAAGTTAAAGCCTTCTCAAAAATAGTTAGTATTGGAGACCAACCATATGTTTCTGATGGGGCAAACTTAGATAAGTGAATAATTTCGGAATCGGTAAAGTACATGTGATGACTTCTATGGTAATATTTATACATTGCTGGTTGTAGTTTTACATCACAATCTTCTTTCTCACATGTCCCTGCGGCTTCTTGAATTACTTCCCTATGAATAGGGCAAAGGAAATGAGAATTTTTAGGTAGTCCCGCTTGGTCTAAATCAAATTCAACTAGTGCTGGGTTTAGTCTTCTAATCTCTAGAAGTTTAGTTCTGACCTCTCCACCACCCACATCTTTATATTCTTTAGCTAAATACAAAAAGGCATCGTCTAGAGAGTTCACATCAAAATGGAATTGTCTAAACACCTCTTCCATACTCTGGTCAAATACATTACAGTCTCGTAACCATTTAGTCAGTCTCTTACGTTGGTCAGTGTCGGGGTTTTCTTTATTAGGTATAATTTCTATACCTCTTCTAAATACTTCCCCTGTAATATGTGTTAGAGGACCCCTGATTTCTTCAACCGATAAGGTTATAGTTTGAAGGTCTTGTACTAACTGTTGTCTGTACGCCATTTGATGACGCACCCATGTATTCACCACGTGGTCAAGACCAACTGTAGGAGCTGCCCCAGTGTCTCCCTGAGATTTCATAACATCCAATAAACTAATTTGTTTATTCAAATCAGCCATTGTCTGTTGCATTTGGGGGACTTGTGGTAGATATTCAGATAATTTCATATTTATTCCCTACTTAGGTTAGATAAGTCTTGCATTGACACCAATCTTTCTATTTTGTCCATAGCTAGAACTTTCAAATCATACGCAGACCTTATCTCTTTTTCTTTTATTTCGTAATCCTCTGACCTTTCGACTGCTCTATTTAGTTCTGATGCTTCTTCTTTCAACTTTAATATTTCCTCATTCAAGGTTTGAATTTCTTGGTCTCTATCTAATATAGTGGCTTCAAGTGCAGCCTCACCAGTACCAAAAGTAGCATTTTCAAGTACTCCCATACTACCGGCTTCTTTTATCAAAGCAATAAATTGACCTTCTGATAATGCTACTACCGCTGGACTATCATCAGGGATGTCATCATCAGCTGTTAGCATCTTTAGGTCAGCATGCCAAGTGTCTAAAATTCTCCATGTATGCTTGTCATCTTTAATAGCCACATACTGTTGACCACCTTCACTCATCATATTACCTAATACCATAAACTTCTCCTAAAACTTCTCTATCTTTATATTATACTATATTTTTTGTATTTATCTTCTACCTGATAGTTCTTGACGCAGTTGATTGTTCTCGTGAACATACTTCTCTTGTAAATCTGTATACAACAGAGTCAACTTATCCACTTTTTCAGTTAGAAGAAGTATCTTAGATTTCACTTCTTCTTGACTATCTAAAATACTTGAGATACCTTTCATCTCCTCTTGATGGTTATAAAAGGTATTGTCAAATTCTTTACGTTGATTATTATCCATTATGTCTCCTTATGCAATAAGACAAACACTATACCCACAAGACTTACATGTTTCGCAGCCAGACTCAAAAACTACGTTGGGAGTATCACAACAGTTATGTTGTGGAACTCTGTAGTTCTCTCGCTTATCTATGGCTTGTTCTTCTATATCAAAACCATCTAATGGTAATTGAGAAGACTCTTTTTTAGTTCCTTTTACTAACACTTCTTTTTCTCGGCTACCTGCCCTGTAGACAGTGATTCCCTTACATCCTTCTCTCCATGCTAACATATATGCATTTTCAACATCTTCTTTAGTAGCACTGTTGGCGAAATTTATTGTCTTAGATATACCTGAATCTACGGCTTCTTGAAAAGCAGATTGCATTAGAACATGGTCCTGTGGCGAAATAGTGGGGGCAGTAGCATAAACTGCCTTAGTCCACTCCGGTACTTCCGGAACGGTTTCTAGTGAACCCCCCTCAGCCAAATAATCCATCAAATCGTCAGAATAAAACCCGTGTTTTTTAGCATCTGCCTCGAAGTATTTATTTACGTAATTCAGAGTTTTGCCTTCTAGTATATTTTGTTTTTTCCAAGCTAACGCAAACGTGGGTTCTATACCACTAGATGTGTCAGCTATCATTGATATTGTACCTGTAGGAGCAACTGTTAATCTACAGTGATTCCTATAAGCTTCTGTATCCTTATCGTAGTTACTATTATCCCATGCTGGGAAAGTTCCTCTAAACTTAGCTAGTTCTATTGACTCATCATCTGACCATTCTCTAATTTTAGCCATGACCTTTTCCCCTACTTCTCTAGCTAATTTAGAATTATATGGTATATGCATTTGTATTAGTAAGTCTGCAAAACCCATAACGCCTAACCCTATTTTTCTAGTAGACTTAGTCATCTCCTCTATTTCTGGAGTAGCATATTTGTTTGCATCAATTACATTATCTAAAAAATGTACCGATGTTCTTGTTACTTCTTCTAAACGTGACCAGTTTATTTTCTCGTCCCACCCCTGTTTAGGTTCATTTGAACTTTGGTAAAACTTAGCTAGGTTTATAGAACCTAGGTTACAAGACTCATTCCCTAATAATGGCTGCTCACCACATGGGTTTGTTGCAATCATATTACCATATTGTTCTTTTACGTGATTATCTTTGTTCACTTGGTCTAAGAATATCATTCCGGGCTCTCCGTTATTCCAAGCACCATCAACTATTTTGTTGAAAACATCTCTAGCATTCAATTCCCCAACAACCTCATTGGTTTTAGGGTTTATTAGATTGTAATCCATATTGTTTTCCACCGCTTTCATAAAGTTAGAATCAACACCAACAGAAATATTAAAGTTGTGTATCTCACCCTCAACCTTTTTACAGTCAATAAATTCTAATATGTCTGGGTGATAGATAGACATGACTGCCATATTAGCCCCATCTCTTTTACCACCTTGAGTTATCATAGAAGATACTCTTGATAGAGTTTTTAACACTTCAATAGGTCCACAAGCTATACCATGTGTAGATTTTATTGAAGCACCTCTTGGTCGAAGCTTTGAAAGAGAAAACCCTGTCCCACCTCCAAACTTTTGTACCATGGCACTGTCAGTTGCAGCCTTCATTATGCCTTCCATACTGTCCTCTAAGGGCAATACAAAACATGCTGATAGGGTACCCTGCTCTGTGCCAGCGTTCATTAGTGTAGGTGAATTTGGTAAGAACTCGAGATTACTCATCATATTAAAAAAATCAGCTTCTGTAAGTGCCGACTCAACGTCTAATTTCATATATTGCTTATCAATTGACGCAACTGATTTAGCCACTCTAGTAAACATTTCAGTTGGGGTTTCTATAACATTATTAGAATTATCTTTCAATAAATATCTGTGATTTAATATCACCTCTGCTTGGTCAGTAATTACTGTTTTATTTTCTGTTGATGTCTTAATTTTATCTTCTAATGTCATTTTTATTCCTCCTTATATTTTCTTTTACTGTCTATGACCGCAGTATAAACACAATCCTCTTTCGGGGACCCAGAAATTAGCATTACACACAGTTTCTTTACACTGTGGGTTTGGAGCACTGCTGGCTCGTTCAACTTCATTAACGGGCTCCATTTTTAATGGATGTGGTTTATTCTCACCTTGGACCAAACCAGTTTGTTCATCACGTTGTTTTTGCCTACTCTCAGGGGTCTCACCGGGACTGATTGCATTAAACCAATCCGCTGCACTTCCCAAATCTACAAACTTATATGCTGTGTCATGAACCGCCTGTAAAGCCATTGCAATTGAGAAAAAGGCATCCCCATGTCCTAGAGGTGTGTCGGGTGCTTTCAATTCATTACTTACAGACAGTATCTGATGCTTCTGTCTTTCGTCTTTGATTAACTTTATTTTACCACCATGAACGAAATTTTCAAAGACTGAAGCCATAGTATTTTTACTTTTTTGGGAGAAATGCATTCCTCTCCATCTAGCGTCTAATCCTCGGTCCTCTAATTCCCCACGTGTGTTATCTATGTACCCTGAAGTTAAATCAAAATTATCTGCAACTTCATTTAAATATTCTATTTGGTCTGAGTAACTCCAGCCATCTAAGAAAGAATGATGTATTTGTTGGATGTTCTCCCCTCGTTTCCTAAAGATAACTAAATGCGATGGATGTTTTTTCTTACCTACATCGAAACCTCCAAACGTCTGGTCTCCAGTTTCCCAATCCTTATATTTCTTAGTCGCTGGGACAGACCTTAATGTAGCATCTTCACATTTTTCAATATCTTCAGCATCAAAATAAGACTCCGTAGCAAAGTGAGGAACTAACATAAACTCAGAAGCAAACGATTTAGGTCTAGCTTTCTGTTGTGCTAATAAATAGTCTTCTGTATATAACTCTGGCATCAATACTCTTCGTCCGGGAAGAGGGTCTAACGCAGGAAGAACTCTAGATTTGAATCTAGGGTCTTCTTGGAGCTTAGATAATAAGTCTCCCGGCATCATAGGTGTACCTACAACAATAACTGGAACCCCCTTTAAAGGAATAAACAAACTTTCTGTCATGAAGTGGTCTTCCACCTTAGTAATTTGACCCATGTTTAAAGGGTTCTCTGGGTCTCTCAGAACGTCATCAGCAATCAAAGCACCATTCACGTGCATACCTCGTTTGAAAGAAAACAAACCACCATGCATTATTTCCATAGGTTGATTGTTCTTATAAAATCTAGCCGAATAATCAGCTTTTGGATTTCTATTTACCAACATTTCTGTGATGACTGGGTTCCTAGCAATCACTTTATTTATCTCAGCAATATGATATTTAGCCATTCCATCACTGTAGGATAAGTAAAGTACAGACATGTCTCTAGGGGCGGTCAATAACCTCCATACACTAAACGCATGTCCTAGAATAGTTGACTTAAAATGCCCTCTAGGGAGCACTCCTACATAATTCATACCTGTTTCTACACATTCTTGTATGTCTTCAGCTAATACCCCAACGTGCCAAGCTTTGAAATATTCAGGATTATCATATGATAAGCTCCAAATATTCTGAACAAAATCTTTAAAGGAACCCACATCATACTTTTTCTGTTCCATAAGACCTTTAGAGAGTAAATCAAAGGCACCCTCAACACTTACAATATCTTTAGGCATTTCTATATATCCCTATGTTTTTGTTCAATAGCTTTTAGTTTGATACCGATTCTTTGTAGGGTTTCATTATCAGAAATTTCTTCAATCAAAACACTCATGATATCTTGAACAAATTCCATGTTAATCATTCCTTGCAGAACTTCTCTCTGTCCTTTTATACCTATGTCTGCTGCTCGTGCAGCATCTAAGGCTCGGTCAAACTGCAATCCCTTTAGGTCTTCTGAAGCTTGTCCAGCTATCTGAGAGTAACTATCCAACTGTTCTGATTGCATTCGAGCAAATCGTTGTCCCTCTGACTCAGCAATTTTCTGCTGTTGGTCTGAGATAGCTACAGCTTTTTGGTCACCCCAACTTTCTTTCTTAGCCCATGCATATATAGTAGGAGGGCTTACCACCACACCATTTATAGAAAGTTCTTCTGCTATTTGTTTAGCTGATTTATCTCCTTGGAGGTACATTCGCATTGCTTTTAGTTTTGTTTCTTCTGGTATATGTTTAGGCATAATCTTAGTTAGTCTTTAAATTGGTCATATATACTGTTATCATCCATCATTCCGTATCCAGCATCAGAAACATTTTGAGAGTCAATATTACCCCCTAATGGACTTCCATCTGAGTTTAGAAATTGGGAGAAATCCCAGTATCCTGTTTTATCTGTATGTGCTGTGTAACAACTTGGAACCTTTACCTTAGACCCCCCGGGTAATCTTATTTCATTGAATTGCATTCCTATCTCACCCCTAGTACATATTCCAGCCCATATGTGTTCTTGTTCGACAATTGGTGTATAGTTTGTTCTTTTTAGTATGCTCCCTGTGGTTCTCTGTAAATTTTTTACTTGTTGGTTACTACCACATTTAGCAAACTTACACCAAACAACAGCACCATACTCTTTTTTTACATCTTCTAAAGTTGGAAGTTTCTTGGGAAACTTATCTTTATATTCCCTTTTAGGTTCTTCCTTCTTACCCGGAAAGAACATTTGGAATCTTCTTACTACTTTACTTAGTCCACCTGCACCTATCATACTAGAACCTCCTCTTATTCCATAACGCTATACATGCTGCATCAGCGTAATCTTGTTCGGGGAATCTATCTCCCCACTTTTCTATTGCAAACTTCATGATTGCATCTTTCTTCAAACTTCCTTTACCTAAGATTTCTTTTTTCCATTCAGCGTGATGTATAAGTGCTGTATCAATGTCATTTAAAACAAGTACTGCCCACACTGCTCCTATTATATTAGCTAAAGAAATCAAGGACCTTCGGTTTTGTACGAAGATTGCAGCCTCTACAGCTGCTTTATCTGTTATATTTATTTTACTCATTTCTTCCGAAAAATCTACCACAATTTCAGGGAATCTTGCAGCGGATAGTTTCTTATCACTAGACCATTTGTATAGTCCCACAAGGGCTTCTGCGTCGTCTACGACAGCCCCATGTATAGCTTTACTTGATGTGTCTAATCCTAAATAGTTTGCCATTAGTATTTATCCGTAGTTCTTACTGTGACTACCCTACTTACCGTTCCGTAAGCTTCTTTATATGTTTCTAACAACCCCCTAAGTCTTTTCAATTCAGCTGCTTGTTCTATAATATCTCTTCTTAGTTGAACTAAGGCATCATACTTTTCCATAATTTCACCCTTCAATTCATCTTTAGTAGCTTTTTTACGCCCCGCTTTTTCATGCTCTTGGGATAGTCTAAACGAAGCTTTACTGTAACCTTCATTAAATGATGCTTCTAAAGCACCTACAGTGGCTTCAATGTCAGCTACTTTCGTTTGTAGAAAAGCATTGTATCCCCCATACATAGTTAGGAACCTTTCTAGGTCTTTATCCGAAGCTTTTGATAAATCAGAAAAATCTAATCCTTCATACTCTGGTAGTTTTGGGTCAAATATAGGTATACCTAATGAGTCAATTCTCTTAGACACCCTCCCTAATGCTTTCATAGGGGTCCATTTTGTCTCTCGCTCTTCCATTATAACAATCCTTCTTCTACTAATCGACAGTCACAATACCTAGGTCCCGTACATTTTTCAGGCATTGCTAACATGTCTTTAATCTTAAAACACCTCTCTAATATATCAGCCCAATGTTCTGGGTCTTTATCTACTAAAAAAGCTTTTATTTTTTGGTTATTTTTATTCTCATATAACACCGTTCCCTTTTCATAGTTCCCCATATTAAGATACATTTGAATTTGAATGTTGTGTTCTGGCAATGGTTTTCGTAAAGCATCAAACTTTGATGTATTAATAGACTTCAACTCAATAGGTATTACCCCATAATTAGCATGCCTAATCAGAAAGTCTATCCTGCCAGAAATCGCCGGGATTTCATACTTTACAGAAACCTCTCTGTCAATCAGTATACCCATTTCAGAAAACCACTTCCCAACTCGTTCTTCTAAAAAACTACCGTTCTGGAAAATTCTCTCCAAAACTGCTGGTAAGGGTCTGTCTACCATACGTCCATTGTAACATAACCATACATATCTATCGCATGAGTTACTTATAACAGATGGGTAAAACACCTGTACACCCCTAGAAGTCATTGTCCCCTCTAAGTGCTCATCTATCAAATCTTTTAGCCACATATCTTGTCTATGGGCTGGATTAGCTTTCCTTTTCTGTATCATTCTAAACCTTTATCTAAATTATTTAGTTCCAACCAAAGTTGGTCTTTTATTTTTTCGTTTGTTTTTTCTTTTATATGAATAATATAATCTATATCTTCCAAGGATAAAAGGTCTGAGTCCCTTTTCCTATCCCTCTTACCTAAATGACCATATACTCCATCCGCTTCCACAACCGTTTTTATTTCAGGTATGTAAAAATCTACTACATACGGATGATAATAAGCTTGGGGTTCGTAACTTAATCCAAACTTAGATAACCATTGAGCTATAATTTCTTCTTGTTGGGTATAGTCTCTAGGAGGTAAGTTCATCTTTTAGTTTTTCAAACAATTTTTCGTCTTCGATAAACTTTGCTTTTAATCCATTCATACCCATAGCTTTCACATCCCCATAAGTATACCACGCCCCAGCCTGTGTTATTAGTTTAGCCTCAATACCATCTCTAATAAAGCTTTCTAGGACATCTATACCCCCCTCAACACGGAAAGGAACAATAGCGGAATCCCAATTTTCCCCACCTGTCTTTGTCTTTCTTAGTCTAATATTCATATTAAACCCAACTTTTTGTTCTTTCTCTTCTATCCAACCTTTCCGTTGGACTTGCATAATAGAATGGGCAAAGAATACTTGTCCTTGTCCCGCTGGCATGTTATCTAATGCCACAGGTCCCATACTAGCACGTACTTGATTTATAGCCACAAAAGCTGACCCATTTTGTAGGTGTGGAAATAATTTAGGGAACGAACTATTTACAAATCTTGCTTGCCAAGCCATTGGACTAAACCCAAAGTCTTCTGCAGCCACATTCGCTGGTACTAACCCTGCAATACTATCCAGCACAATAACTTCAAATCCTGCTATCATAGCTTCTCTAACATGCTCCATAGCTTCTTCACCCGTAGTTGGCTGTGATACTAATATTTTTTTAGCATCTACTCCACACGTAGCCATCCAGTCTTTGTCATATGAAAGCTCTGTATCTATCCAAACAGCCTTACCACCCATTTTCTGAGCATTTACAACTATCTGAGACGCTAGATAAGACTTTCCCACGTTAGTAGGACCGTATATAAGAGTCATCTTTTTAAATGGGATTCCCCCACCAGTCAATTTATCTAATGCTGGTATGTTAAAAGGGATTCTATTCGTTGTAAAAGCGTTGCTATTCCCCAACTGGAAGTTTAGTTTTTTGTTTTTTAGCATTTTTTGTATTGCTTCTTCAGCATTATTTTCCATTCATCACCCTCCGTCTAACGCATTCAGCCCACGCAAAGTAAGTAGCACACGTTTGTACAAGTTCTATAAATAATTTAGTATCACTTTGAGAAAAAATCTCCTCTGCAATATCCCCATTCTTTTCCGTAGCTAGGATATTCCACCAAGCATCATCATGGTTTTGTTGACCCCACAGTAATTCTTGTCGCTCTCTTTCACCGAGAACAGATTCTAAAACTGATGCCCTTATAGGTTCGTTATTTTCCCTCATCTAATATGTCCTCAATCTTAGCGTCTATTTTGCCTTTTAGCACATCCCAAATAACATCAGCTACCTTTTTAGCGTCTTCTATTTGCGGCTCTATAGGTAATTCTGTATCTATTTGGTCTATATTCAAATCTACCCTACCATATTGATTCAGGTCCAATGCCCCTACTCTAAATGTAAATCCTAAATGCCCACTAACTTTTGCCATCTGTGTCCTCCTTATCGTTAAAATGCAATAGTAACATTGCATAGTGTATTATTTTTAATATATCTTTTCTAGGTGTGCCCTTCTTATCATATCTTGAAGCATACTTTAGTATATTACTTCTACAGAATGCCTTAGCATCACCACAGGCTTCAATAAAATCCAAAGTCTGTACTTCACCCTCACTATAATGCTGGTCATATGTGTTATTCACATAGGTACTAATTTCTTCAATTATTTTGTCTTCGTTATATTTGCCCATTGTTATTATATTCTATCAGTTTTTTAGTCCCAGTCAATATATTGTCCCAGTTTAGTAAAGTGATATATCTCTTCTAATTCTTTTCTGGAACGAAAGGGCATAATGGTCTCAAGGTTCCAAAAAGTTGTTTTATATCCTTTTTTTCTAAGGTTTGGGTCTCCTATACCATCATCCCACTGAAAAGTGTTTAAATTGTCTACAGATGCAACTCCCAATACTTTTACATATGTTGGGGACACAATAGCAATTATTTCGGGAATCTTTGATTTTTTAAAAATAACCGGAAAATTTGGAGGTGTAACTCCTTTTACTCCTATCTCCATGCCTAATGACTTTAAATCTGGATGGCTGTGCTCAGATGTATCACTAATAGTATCATCAGTGTACGTTTCTTGGATAATTTGTTCCACCGCTAATTCAGCTTTTTTTCCAGTGCCTGTTCTTTTCTTAATATTCTTACCATCGTCTTGATATTGCTTTTCGTTAGGCTTTCGTTGTTCCATGCCCCGAGAAAAAGTATCAGCTCGTAATATAGCAAGTTCATCTAAAGGAACAACAACTCCAGATGTTCCCGTTTTTATCTCATATTTTTCAAGTTCTTCTTTTAATATATATTTAGGCATTATTTAACTCCAGTCAATATAGTCTTCTAGTGTAGTTGGTCCTAAATCTTTCTTTACTGCCCATGACCCTTTACACACTTCCATATCTACTTGTAAGGGTATGTCTAAACTATTAGTTTGTAATATATCTCTTATCGCATATGGTACAT